TGCTTCTATACCAGAAAAATCATTTTCTTCGTCTATAAATAGTTCTATAATATCTTGTTCCATAATTTGATAACGATTTTTATATTATTTGTTTTATATTAATCACCAAGTGATGCTCCTGTTTGTATTTGTAAATCTAGTTCTTGTTGTGATGTAATTTCATTACTTACTACATAAGCTTGTATTGGTTCTTGGAACTGACCTCCTACTGCTTCAGCTAATTGATTTGCTCCAGTACTACCTACTAAATTAAAGTCAAAGGTTCTGCCTGCTCCGCCCTGACCCCCTCTTCCTCCTCTACCACCAGGCGTAGGCGTGTCAAATATTTTCTGCACATTTGCAAGACCCATTGCGGTAACAATAGCTGCTTCGGCTATATTCCATGGCCCATAAGGTTTTGCTCCCAAAGCAGCATTCGCAGCTTCATAGGTACTCATTAAGGCGGCCGCCGCACTAGCAGCCTTATTAACAGAACTTCCGTCTTCAGCTATTTTAGAGATAGCCTGAAAACCTAAAGCAACAATATCCCTTTTAGCTCGTTCTGTTTGTTTAACTAACACAAGTTTTTCGTTCTCATACTTGTTAGTTATATTTTTCTTTTCCTTTTCTATGTCTTCATAAGCTTCCTTTGCTCTTTTTCTTTCTTCTATTTCTTGATTTAACCAATAAACTTTGTTATTAAATTCAGCTTGCAATAAAGTCTGTTGTCTGTTCAAAGCATCCACTCCTGAGTCCATTGCTGCAGAAATAGATAAATCCTGTACCTCTCCATCAAGAACAGCTTTCTCTACTTTATCGGTATATTCTTTAAGTTGATTAAACTTAAATTCATCTCTTATAGTTTGTTGTTTTACTGTAAGTTCTGTTAAAGCTTTCTGATATTCTTTATCCGCCTCCAACATTGAATTGTTAAATCTTTCATTGGCTAATCGTTTTTGCTCATCTGAGGCATTAGAGGCTAGAAAATCGTCTAATCTCATTTGTTCCTTTTCCTTGAAGTTTGTTAGCCTTAACTTTAATTCTGCCCTCTCGTACTTCTGCTTTATTAAAAGCTTCATTTCTTCATTTTTTTCAGTCGCAAGTTCTTCAGCTTTTTGAAAACCTAATATCTGTTTAGATAGGTCTAACGCCTTTTGTTTAAATATTTTGTTAGAGTTGTTAGCATCATCTTCATTACCAAAAACTAAGCTATAAAATGTTTCTCCAGATTTACCTTTTTTCTTAAACTCATTCATGAGTTCTTCTAGGGTCTTGTTAAAGCCTTCAAGCACTTCTGCTCTATTAGCTTCTCCTCTTTCTTGTAATTCAACTTGTTGAGCTTCTAATGATGCTTGAGTAACAGCCATATTGGTATACATAGCCCAAGCTTTTTCATACCATTTTAGGTTGTCTTCAGCATTGTTTCTAGTTGTTTCACCAACCTTATTAAGAGTATCTTGAAACTCTGCTAATATATTTTGAGCAATAGCTACATCAATTAACCTATCTATACTGTTTTTTAATTGTTCTTGAAAGCCCTCTAAACTAATTTTAGCATCATCAGTATTTAATCCAAATTCTGACATATCATCTTTAGCTGTATCTAAAGCACCAGACTTTTCTTCTAATGTAATCGTTGTGTCAGACAGAATTTTATCAAGCAAAATCATTTTAGCAGCAGATTCACTTACAGTATTTTTAAAAATATCAGTACTTACCTCAGCTTCTTTTGCTTTCATAGACCAAGCTTCCAATAGAGCAATAGCTGTCTGAATAGCTAATAGTATACCTAGAGGCCCCATTAAAGCCGAACCTACAGACTTTAAAGCTCCACCAAAACCAGCAGCTTTTTTAGTTGTTTCATCAACTTTTTGAGTCATAAACAAGAAGTTAGATGCTAATTGAGATACGTTGTTTGCCATACCTCTAATACCATAGTTCGAGTCAGATATTGTTCTACCAAGCTCCATAACTGTTGCAGTAGCCCCACCAGTTGCTCCTGAAGTACCTCCTCCTGCAGGCTTTTTACCCCCAACCTTAGAAAGCATTGCCAGCTCTTCATTAAGCCGTTTTGTGCTTACTGTTACATCATCTATTGAAGCAGTTGCCTTACCTCCTTCTACAACAATTTTTATTAGTTTAGTAGTTTCTGAATTAGTTGCCATTATCTATTTCGTTTTATTGCGTTTTTAAATTCTTTCCAATTAGTAGGAGCTAAATATTTGCCTTTGGCTATCTTTATATCCTCGTCATCTATATGCCAATCTGCTGCTCCTAATAAATCTATTATATCTCTTATCATACTACTTCATTCATTAATTCTAGGTCTGCTTTACCTGTATTAATATTCATCTTTATTTTGTTTATCTTATATTTCTTAGCAGAAATAATAAGCCTGTCGTTTAGTTTAAGCTTATTAACTATCTTAGCTGGTAACACTACTTTAAACTTGGACAATCTAGCTTTTTCGCTATATATACCTGTTACATAATTAAAGTAAAAGTTAGCAAACAGACTTTCATTGTTTGGTAGGTTAGTGTCTGCAAAATATTCGTCTTGCTCTTCACCAAAATGTATGGTTTGTAGATTAGCAGTAGGTGTTGTTGTACCAGAAAGGATGTGAGTTCTTGTGTTTGCAGGTCTTATGTATTTGTCTATCGTAGTTCCATCCTCTAACTTCATCTCATAGGTTGAAGTTGTAGCGTGTTTATGACAATAAACAAGTAAGGGTTTGCCTAAAACAGGGTTCTCATCTTCACTAACCATCCAACCCCATTGTGTATTTGTAAGTTGTTGCGTTCCTGATTGATTAGTCATTCTCTCAAACATCATGTGTTCAAACCCTAACTCAACATCATACTTGCCTCCATCAAATGCTAAAGGACTATCTATTTCATCACTACGATTATCTAATCTTTCATTACCAAACTCATCATTTGTTATTTCATTGCTATGTATTATTGCGAAAGTAGAAGGGTCGCTATATTTAAAGTTAATTTCAGAATATATATTTGCTTTACCAACACTATGTTTATCAGTATACAAATATTCTGTTATGTCGTAGTTTGTTCCTTCAGAATAATAATCATCTAAAGTCATTACTTTTATTTTACCGAAATCTGCATTTGTGCTTCCATTATTTAATATTTTTCTGTCATCATAAAAAGCAATAAGATTAAACATCTTAAATATAGATGTTAAGAAATCTATAATTTTCATCTTTGGCATATTTGCAGACATCTTTAATCCTGAAGACACCTCAAACTCATTTGTGTTATATTTTGGGTCTGATGGAGGTGCCTGTTGGTTTGCTATTGTGTAGTTAGCATCATAATGAGAGGTACTTAGTGTTGTAGAATTACTTGATATTACATCTGTATATTTCTCTACTATTAAAGAATTTATTGTAGCACTTGTAACTGCCCCTACAGTTTTAAGTTTAAATACTGGAGTATACACCCTGCTACCAAAAGCAAAAATTGGTATTTGAATTAGAAACGTAAACACCGTTGGGCTACCCATTCCTACTCCTGTAGAAACAGAGTCAGGATTTATTGTATTACCTGTTTGTGTGTCTAATAATTCAGCAGTATATGTAGCTCCTGAACCTCCAGCAGCTGTAACACTAATAATATATTTATAATAAACCCAAGTACGATTACCTACTAAAGGTGAGCCTGATATTGATGATAATAAGTCTGTGTTTCCAGTATTACTTCTTGGGTCGTCATTACCTGTTGGAGAGGTGTTTGTAAATGTAAACTCACCTAAACCTATTGATAATACGCTTTCTCCGATTTGTGTTGCTAAATCACCAGCCTCTCTATGTAACCATAAGTATAGCTCGTGGAATGTTGCATTGGTTGTGTTAAAGAAATCTGTGCTAAAAGTAATATTGTATTTTTCTTCTATTGCTTTTATAATATGATAAATTCTAATCGCAGGTTTTAAGTCTACCAGATTTATACCTTTTTTATCATTACCATGTGTTTGTACATTCCTCGAAGGAGTGTCTGTGTTTGTAACAGGAGTGTTGTTGTGTTGTGAATCATAATAGTAATGAGACCTACCGCTAATAAAAGGAAAACATAAGTCGCCTGCTGTAGCACCTGTGTTGTCAACGATACCAACCCCAAACTTATTATATCCATCTACAAAACCATCTTTGGCAAATGTAGAGGTGTAAGGCTGATTGAATGCGTTTAAGTAAGAGCCAACGTTGTCAGGAAGAGAGTCTAGTTCATCATCACCAAACAATCTTTTTATGTTAATGGTTTTACCATAAAAAACAACCTTATATGAAAAAGGCTGTTGCTTCTTCATGCTAACATCATTTAGACTTATAAATCCTTGTCTGTAATCTTCTCCATTTATCTTAATTAACGCTTCTCTTTTTACTCTAGCATCAAAACCACCGTCTATATCAAAGTTGTAGTAGTGTTTAAATATCTTGTTGTTAGCTGTACTTGCAGGTACGTTAAACTGTTGTGAGTAATCGGTAAATACTTTTGCTATATCTCTGACATCTTTTATAGAGTTAGTTATGTTTATTGACTCTTCGTCAAATAAGTCTAACTTATAGTAATAAGGAATCTCTAATAAATCTGCTGGATTTATTTGTCTAATACTTACATATACCTCTACTTGTCTTCGCATTATCTTACGCTGTTTATTTTATCAAAAGCAAATTCTACTTGTATTGTGTAGTTTATTAACTTGTCGTTTAATTGTGTTTGGAATGATAAGTCGCTAGACTTGACTGTAACAGGTAATGTCTTGTTATCATATTCTATCCAAACTAATTCACTTAATGTGAACTGTCTAAATATTTCATTGTATTCTTCAGGATAGAAACCTGTATTTAGTGTTAAAGTTTCCTTAGCATTAATATTAAATGTCTTATACTGGTGGTCAAATGTATTGTATGTTCCTGTAGCTGATAGTAAAGTAGATGACCTAAAGCTTTCTTCATCTTTCTTCATTGATAAATTACTTCTTTTAAACATCCATAAGTCTTGTAAAGCACCATACTTGTTCACAAACACCATTTTGTAAGGGGTATGCTTACATTCATCTATATTTCTTACTTCTAGCCTTGTTACTCCTTCTACTCCATCTACATACACCTCATCTACACCATAGATTCCGTTTTGTGCTAAAAAGTTGTTTAGGCATTGACTGTTTTCAAATGTACCTCCGTCTTGTAATACTCTATCTTCGTAACTATCTGCACCTGATTGTGTTTCGTTGCTTATGTATTGTATGTAGTCCTTAGAGTCTGTTTGGCTTGCAACTGCTTGTGTATATATTTCTTGATTGTTGTAAAAGAAAGATACAGATGTTGTATTGTTTGCATCAACAGGTATTCTTAAAGGAGAATCATCTGGTTTAATTATTATTTTGTTGCTTATGAGTAGTCCTTGTAGTAATTCTGGATTTGCACCGTCTTCAAAGTAGCCATATCCATCAAAAGCTTTAACTCCTAATACAGCAGTAAGTGCTGTGCTAGTTCCGTTTGTTAATGTTCTTGTAACTTGATAGTCTACATTTATTGTGTTTGCTATGCTTTGTGTTCCTGCGTAGTTGCCATCAAAACCTGTAGCAATATAATCTTTTATTAAGTTGCTTATTTCAAAGTTTACATAAAACCCAAACTGTCCTACTGATGAAGATGATAGTGTATAAGTAGGAGTTATTGTATGCCCCAAAGAATGTGCTGTTCCTGCATATATCTCTATATCTAATTTAGCAGATGCTAAGTCTGCATGAAATACATTTACAAAGTATGGGCTTCTTACGTTTATTTTAGCCATTTGTTTCTATTTTATTTAATTCGTCTTCTAATCCGCTCATCCAAGCTGTTAACAGGTCATCATCAAATTCGTTAATTACGTTATTAATTGCTCTATCTAAAAAATTACTTCCTTTATATCCAAACCTTTTTATAGTTCCTCTTTTATAAACAGATTCAGCTATTGCTCTAGCAGATTTGTTTATGTTTACCTTACCACTTTTGTTTCTTATCTTACCTGTAAGACCCTTAGATTGCATCCACTTCTTTATCTTGCTTACAAAATAAGAAGATGGCTTGCCTGCTCTTGGGTTTGTACCTTCATCAATAGCCTTAGCATAGTTAGCCATGTATATATCAATTCTAGTTTTCACTATCTTATAATACATACCATCATGTAAAGCACCAGAAGCTCTTGTTCCGTCTTTGTTTATATTAGCTCTAAGCCTTTGCAAAGCTTCAGAACCCAACCTCTCTAGCACCTTCTTAATTAATTGCTCCCTGTCCATTAGCAGATGCTTATATCATTAATCATCTTAATGTCTATTTCTGCTTCCCAACCAGCTAACTCATTCTCAAATCTCTCTTTAAATGGCTGACAACTCATTGTGTCATCTACCTGCAACTTATCAGCTCTTAGATTACCTCTTTTTAGTTTAGAGAATATTAAATTCATTACCTGTAATTGTGTGTTTAGTACATCCTGCAAGTTGTCTACACCATAAAACTGGTCTGGAGTAACTACTTCCTTTGTGTAATCTACTATGTCTGCACATAATATCTGCAAAGTGAATGTCATAAACTGTGAATCTATTACTACATTAGAGATGTTTAGGTGTGCTAATGGAAATATATCCATCTTGTTAAGGTTAACTTCTGTTATATCACCAAAGCTAACACTATTCATGTGGTGATTAGCTCTTAGTTCATCTTTAATCTTGTCTAATAAGTCGTATACTTGTGTCATATTTATTTTTTATATGCCTTCTTTATTAAAGCATTCTCTATTCTTGTCTTATCCTTTATATATTCTAAGTACATTAGACAGGTGTGTACTGGAAGCTTTGTAGCTTTGTCAATCTTTGCTGCATCTTCTTGAGCGATTGTAAATATTGACTGATACCAACCCCACTTTTGTCCAAAGTTTCCTTGAGCTGAGGTGGAATCCCCTTCTTTTTCAGCTCCTGTTGTAAATAATCCAGAGTATAGCTTGGTAATTTGCTCCCTAAACGATAAAAAAAAACCATCGCTCCTATCGCTACACTAACTGGCATATCTAACATTACATCAGAATACTTATGACTGCCTTCATAATCCATAATCCTATAGAACTCATTCTTCTTAAAGATTACTGGTCTAAACAATACAGCCATTGCTTTGTGCATCTTATCCCAATCTGAGATATACCCATCTAAATCAATGAACTCACCAAATGTCATCTCGTCTAGCTTTGGTATAAAACCAAACTCAACAACAGTCTCTTCTCCATACTCATCTGTGGCTGACATACTAAATCTAGGTACTAAAGGTGTCTCTTCCTTAAAACACTTGTTTATTACATCAATAGCGAAATCAAAGTTGTTTAAGGGAATCTTAAATGTATCTTCAATCTCTAATCCACAGAATATCTGCAGCATCTTTGTCTTTATATATACCTCATCTTCCTTATCCCATTTATCTAGTATCTTTAGATACTGTTGATACTGTCTAAGGGTTATTCCTGCCAATGCTTGAGGTATAGACAGCTTATATTCCTTTATCATACTATGATAACGAAAATCAACACTTTCTGTTTTCTTGTTAATAAGTTGTTTATGGAAGTATAAAACAAAAATTAAAAATATCGTTATCTTTATACAAGTAGTTGCAAATCTACATAAGTTGCCACACTTCAATACCCTAATAAATACGGATGATTGTTGGACCGTGTACTCTAAATCTCCTTGTGAATGGCAGTACTAAATCCTTTGTTGTTTTCGTAATCGCCCTAGTACTATTCCATACAACGAGTAAACTGCTAACCAAATATCTAGCAAATATTATTTAAAATAACATTTATTATAGGTGGGCGAATAATACCTTCCCAATACACTTTCAATTATATTTGTATTTTTAGATTATGAGTTTTAGATAAATTCGTTTTGGATGAAATCATTAGAATGGGCAACTCCACCTGCCATACATTCATTTTACGTTAAATGTATGTTATAAACGTCTAATCTAAGACTATTTATAGACGATTTAAGAGATGTTTATTAATTATATGTATGTAGGTACTTGATGAGGTGTAAAGTATGCTTAAATGAGCTTAAAATTGTTTGTTATTTCTCGGCTCTATATCTCATCTGTATTTCAATAACTTACAAAAAAGGTGCATATATATAAGAGATATAAAAAAAGCCCTTAAACGTAGTGTTTAAAGGCTCTTTCGGACTAACTAAAATATAAAACAAACTAAACTATTTTATTATTTTTATTCTTGTTCATATTGTTCAATATGTTCGCATATATTGTTATATATCTTAGGGTAATACATATGCAATATGTCAACGATTTCTTTATCTGTTATTTCCATTATATTTTATTTATGTGATGTGACCAGTAAGAAAATATTTCTTCAATCGTTTCAATATCTGTTTTAAATTCTTGCTCTGTTCCTCTGGCATATATGTTTTTAATTAGTTCGTTTGTGTGATATTCTAAAGCTTTTAAATCATCTTTTAAATATGCTTTTAATTTTTCTTTATTGTTTGTCATTACCCTAATATTTGAATTATTTTCATTGCTAAGATAACACCAGTTATTAACATAATAACAATTAAAAGAGTGCTTCTGATGTCGTTCTCTCTGTTTGCTTTTCTTATTCTATATCGCATTAATTCGTTAAACTCTTGCAGAGTTAATACTTCAATTTGTTTGCCGTAATGAATGCATATTTTATTAGTAGGCAACATTTTAATTTCTGTTATTTCTTTCATGTTTAATTGTTTAATTTTTGACTAATTATATATGAATTTGCATAAGCAATTAACATATTTCTGGGTATTCTTTTATTTTTTATTGCTTTGCATAGTAAATAAAATTCTTTTTTCATGTTTATTTGTTTTAGTTGTTGTTAATTAATTATGGTAATTTCCATAATAATCTCCTTAAATTGTCTCTTCTTATTTGTAGCATATCCCATTCCTGCTTTAATTGTGGATGCTCTTTAAATACAATTAATAAAGCTTTATTTGTCATTATTAATCCACCTTTTAAAACTTGAATATTAATAAGCCTATCATTAATAATCCGAATTAGTTTTTGGATTTGTTCTTTTTGTTGCCATTTTGTTTTCATTGTTTTATTGTTTTGGTTGTTATATATGCCCCTTTACATAAGCTTTTTAAAACTCCAGCTAATCGCCTCAGGGCATTTCAGATATTAAATCTTCATCAGTATAACTTTATTAAAATGATGCGGTAATAAAACCGTTAATTGCCCATTGACCGACAACAGAAACCAGACCGAACATAACAACGCTAAAGATT